GGCACGCCGGTCGGGCTGGCGCACGTCCCGGCGACGACCGTCCGCGTTCGCAAGACTACCACCACCACCGAGACCGAGGACGGCGAAGAGGTTGAGGAGATCGAGAGTGGTCACGGCTACGTCCAGATCCGACAGGGACGGCGTCGGTACTTCGGCGAGGCGGGCGATCGGTACGGGGACGACCCCAAGTTCGTCGACGCCGAGAACGGCGACGTTGCCGGCTCCGCAGAGGAACTCGACAACGACCCCGCGAACGAACTCATCTTCGTACCCAACCCGTCGCCGCTGAGTCTCTACTACGGAGTCCCCGACTGGGTGGCGGCGATGCGGACGATGGCCGCCGACGAGGCCGCCCAGGAGTGGAACCACGACATCTTCGACAACCTCGGGATCCCCCACTACGCCGTCAAGGTCTACGGCGGGAAGCTGACCGAGGACTCAAAGGAGGAGCTCCGCCAACTGCAGCAGAACCTGAAGGGCGAGCGCTACCGGACGGCGATCCTTGAGGTAGAGGGCTTCGAGTTCGAGGACGACAACCCGCTTGAGGAGGGCGACCCGAGCGACGTCGAGATCGAGTTCGAACCCCTGGGCGCGACGGACTCCAACGACATGGAGTTCCAAGAGTTCAGGCGCCGGAACGAGCACGAGATCGCGAAGGTCCACGAGGTGCCGCCGATCCTGATCAACGTCACCGACACGTCCAACCGGAGCAACTCCGAGGCGCAGGTCCAGGAGTTCGCGGAGGGTGTGATCGCGCCAGAGCAGGCCAAGTTCGAGGCGCGGCTCTACAAGATCCTCCACCAGACCGCGCTCGGCGTCGACGACTGGACGATCGACTTCGAGCTTCGAGGCGCTGACAACGCAAAGCAGGAGGCACAGCTGGCAGAGCAGCGTGTCCGGGCAATGCGGATGTCCGGCGTCGGGACGGTCAACGAGGCGCGCGAGGAGCTCGGCCTCTCGCCGTTCGAGGATGACGATCTCGGTGACATGACGCTCGCCGAGTTCGAAAGTGAGATGGCCGACGACGCCGGCGATAGCGACGAGGTGGAGGCCACGAAGTCCTCGCAGGCGCCGCCAGCGTTCAACAAGGTCGGCGAGCGGGAGTGGTCGGCAGTCCGAAGCCGGCTCGAAACCAAGGACGCCATCGAGCAGACGGTGTTCGACAGCAGCAACCTGGCTGAGGGGCTGTACGACTTCGAGCATCAGGAGCTCTACCTCTCCTTCAAGCGCCCCGACGGGCAGAACTCGCTGTACGTCTACGTCGACGTCCCGGCGTCGATCTGGGCTGCACTCACCGCCGCCGGCAGCCACGGCAACTACCACTACTCGCATATCCGAATGGAGTTCGATTACCTCGAGATCACGAACTTCCACGACCGGCTACCGCAGGGGCCGGCGCCGGATCCGGAGGATGTCCCGGAGGACATCCCGTCGATGTAGGCAGACGCGGCGGTGCGACCCATCCTCGAGTGGACGGCGCGCGGTTCGACTCCGCGCCGGGGACCTCAGCCGGGGGCAGGGCGGCCCGGCACTCCGACGATGAGTGATTCTGAGACAGACCGAGAGCGCGGCGAGAAGCGTGGCCTGGTGTCGACCGACGACGTCGACGCCAGCGACGCTGACGCCGACGCCAACGGCGACGCGGAGGACTGACACATGACCGAGCGAGGCGAACAGCTCACCAAGCGGGTCGACTACGTCGCGAAGGACGCTGAGGCCCAGACCGCGACCGGCGTCGTGATGGTCCCCTACACGGTCGACCACCACGGCGACTGGGAGCGCCCGGCGACGATCCGGGACTTCGCCGACCAGTTCGACGCGTTCGTCGACGCCGGCGAGGCCGACGGCGGCGTGATGCACGCCGTTTGGCCGTCGGACTGGATGACCCTCGAGCGCAACGAGGTGCTTGACGAGGCCGAAACGATCGGCGGCGACGAGGTCGAAGCCGGTGCGTGGGTCCAGACCTGGCAGTACCACGACGACGAGCTCTGGGGGCTCGTCGAAGACGACATCCTCGGCGGTCACTCCATCGGTGCCGATGCCGTCGAGTGGGACTACACCGGCGAGGATCCCGAGGACCTCCCCGACGAGGTGGACGTACCCGAGGAGGTGGACGCCGACGAGTACTTCGAGCTCGTCGACGGGATCGTCCGCGAGGTCTCTGCAGTGGACATCCCGGCGGTCCCCGGCGCCCAGATCCTCACGACGTCGAAGGCCCGGGCGGCAACGGCGCGGAAGCGCGTCGCCGACCACCTCGGCAACCGCGAGGCGTTCATGGAGGAGATGCTCGAGCGCGGCCACGACGAGGCGGCCGCGGAGCGGGTGTGGGACGTGCTCGATCGCGCGGTCAACGTCGAGGGTGCCGGCGAGCCCGGCGCGAAGACCCGACTCACGAACGCCGCGAAGGCGTTCATGAACGAACTCACCGGCGGCTCGACGCCGTCGACGGCCACCGCGAAGAGTGCCGAGGACGACGATGACGAGGCCGCGAAGGAGGGCCGGACGCTGTCCCAGTCCAATCAGGACTCGGCGATGGCGGCGGTCGACAGCAACCTCGACATCCTCGAGGACGCCGGCGTTGACCACGGCATGACGCGGTTTACCGACCAGGACGGCGTCGAGTTCGACCTGAGCGAACATGACGCCCAGGAGTGGGCTGTCGCCGACCCCGAGACGGCAGCACAGGCAGACAAGGACGCCCCCGAGGGCGACACCTCGGACGACGAGACAACCATGAGCGACGACGAGCCCCCGGAGTGGGCCAAGGACCTGATCGAACAGACCGAAGAGAACGCCGAACGGCTCGCCGAGATCGAGTCCGGCGACGCCGAGAAGGACGACGACCCCCTCGAGGACGCCCCCGAGTGGGCGAAGGAGGTCGTCGAGCAGACCGAGAAGAACGCCGAGCGGATCGACGAGATCTCGAAGCAGACTGGGGCGACGTCGTCCCAGCAGCTCGGCGGCGCGGAGAAGGGCGGCGACGGCACCGACAGCAAGACCAGCGGCTTCACCCTCGACCCGCGGAAGGCGGGTGGTAACTGATGAGTCAGACTGACACCATCGACCGAACGCGATCGAAGAACGAGAACGCCACGGAGAAGTTCGACACCAACGACGTCGCGGGCGGCGTGCTGCCTCGCGACCTCTTCGAGCAGTTCTACCAGGAGGTTCAGGACACCGCCACGATGCTCGAGGACGGCCGCACTGAGGACCTCCCGCGCCAGAAGATGGCGCTGCCGAAGATCTCGGTCGGTGAGCGACAGCGACGCGGCGCCGACGAGGGCGAGGGGGACGCGGGCGACGCGACGGTCGACACCTCGCAGGTCGAGATGGACGTCGAGAAGGCGACCATCTCCTACGACCTGACGCGCGAGGCCGTCGACGACACCGTCGACAACGTCGACGAGATCATCCTGGACATGCTGGCGCGACAGTTCGCGATCGACACGCAGGACCTCGCGATCAACGGCGACGAGTCCGCCGGCGACGCGTTCCTTAATCAGAACGACGGCTGGCTGAAGATCCTCCAGAACGACGGCGACGTCAACACCTACGACCACACGGACGGCGCCGGCGACCCGGTGGCGGTGAACACGGCGCTGTTCAACCAGTCGATCCTGGCGATGCCGAACAAGTACCTCCGGAGCGGTCGGACCGACCCGCGGTTCTACATGAACCTCGACCAGCTCCAGAACTACCACAACGACCTCGCCGAGCGCAACGACCCGCTCGGGGCCGCTGTGCTGATGGGCGACGACGACGCCACGCCGTTCGACTACGACGTCGTCGGCGTCGCCAACTGGCCCAAGGACACCGCGGTGTTCACCCACCCGCAGAACTTCATCCACGCCCTCTACGACGAGGTCGAGATCCGCGTGCTGACGGACACGGACAAGGTCGCCGAGAACGACCTGTTCGCCCGCTACTTCATGCGGGTTCGTGACGACTTCGCTGTCGAGGCACCCGAGGCGGCCGTCGTGATCACCGGCATCGCGGAGTGATCTGAATGGTCCGAGTTCACTACGACGGCGGCGGGCGCTACCGCACAAGCGGCCATCTCTTCGAGGAGGATGATGTCGTCGACGTCGACGAGCAGCTGGCCGACTACCTCTGCGAGAAGGACGCGTTCGCCCGCGTGGATGGCGATGAACCCGCCGGCGAACTCGGCACCGGCGACGCTGACGCCGACGAGGCCGACACCACCGACGGCTTCGATGTCGACGAGTGGATCGACGACCTGCACTACCAAGCGCGGGAGGAGAAGGTCCGCGACGGCGACGTCGACGACCACCTGGACGCGATCCACGACGCCGAGTCCTCGACCACGGTTCAGGACGCCGTCGACGAACGCCGAGCCGAGCTGGAGGACTGATCCATCATGCCCGAGGGCTACTGCACGTTCGAGGACCTCCGCAGCGCCCTCGCTGAGGAGAACCTCCCAGCCGAGATCGAGCAGGATCCGCGCCTCGCCGTCGACGCGATCACGTCCCAGACGGAGTGGATGGAGAAGACGTTCAAGCGTCACTGGTACGCACCAACTGGCGCCGACATCCACTCCGAGGCCGACGAGATCGACATCCCGACCGGGCCGAAGACCCGCAACGACGAGGAGGACATCCCCACTGGATCGGCGGTGGTCGTCGATGACGAGGGGCCGGAGCCGAAGACGTCCCAGGGCGACTACGCCAAGATCAAGCTGGCGCGGCGCGACGCCGAGTCGGTCGAGGCGCTGCACGTCCGTACCGAGGACGGCACCTACGAGGACTGGGCGGCGTCGGCGGACTACACCGAGGGCTCGTGGCCGCCCGCAGGCGACGTCGACTACTACCTCCGCGTCAACAACGGCGGGTGGAGTCGGCTCTACCTGGACACGACGAACCTCCTCGAAGAAGACGAGGACGACGAGTACGTGCTGGACAGCTTCGCCAGCGCAGTCTACGTCGAGTGGTCCTACGGGCACGAAGGGATCCCGAAGAACGTCCGCCGCGCCGTCGCGTTCCGGGCGGCGTCGGACTTCGTCGAGGACGCCGCGATGCAGATCCCCGAGAACGCCAAGGTGCGGTCGGTCGAGGCGCTCGCGGACAAGTTCGAGCGCAAGGCCGACGAGCTCCTGGAGGTCTACCGCTGATGGAACTCGACGGCTTCGTCGACGACGCTCGCGAGGCGTTCCTCGACGAGATCGAGCGCACTTTCCAAGAGGAGATCGGCCCGCAGCTGAAGACGGTCGCCGAAGAGAACTGGAAGGCCTACGCACAGCGCAACGGGTACGACATCGACCACATCTGGGAGGACGCCAGCGAGCCGGTCGTCGAGCGCGACGGCGACACTGTCTCCGTCCGCATCGAGTGGCCGGAGCTGACGGCGCTGTTCGAGTTTGGCGTCAGCCCGCACACTATCGAGGGGAACCCGCTACTGCACTTCTACTGGGCCGAGAAAGACCGCTGGGTGCAGACCGAGTCGGTCGACTGGGGCAGCGAGACGGGTGGGATCAACGAGTCGCGAGCGATCCGTGACGCGATGAACACGCTCCGAAGGGTGCTCGACGCATGACTGCGAAGCCAGTCGAGTGGGTGCTCGACGAACTCGGTACAGTCGTCGACGTCCAACCACCGGACCACCCACTCTACCGCGTCGATCGAGACAACGCCCTCCGCTACGACGGCGGCGGGCAGTTCGACATGGACGCGTCGATCACCGAGCGAACGGGCGAGCTCAAGCGAGCGAACTTCGTCGGCGCCCGGTTTGCCGGTCGCGACTCCTCCTACGCCGGCCCCAGTCCCAAACTCGATACCGAGGAAGTGGTCGGCATCCGGATCGAGGGCTACAGCGGAAGTCACGGACACATCGACCCGACGGGCGTCGGCGGCGTCCCGTTCCAGGGCGGCAACGGCTCTCTCGTCGAACAGATCCGGGCCGCAATCTACGACGGCCTGCAGTACCCCGACGCCGGCCGCACTGACGTCGCGTTCACGCACCTGTCGATCACGAACGAGTCGCCGGCGATGGCCGACTGGTCAGAGTACTTTCGGTACGACTT